GCGCGAGCGCGGCCATCTCTCCGAAAAGGACATGAAAAAGGCCGTGGGCGCGCTCTCGGACGAGCTGCGAGCGAAGTTCGTGGCCGACGAAAACGGGCTTTTCTACAATCCGCGCATGGACGCAGAGATCCGCAAGCGGCAGGCGCACGCGCAAAAGCAGCGCGAGAATGTGATGCACCGCTGGCATCCGGAGGGGGTGCTGCGGAACGCTACGGGCGAGCCCTCTCAGTCAGCTTCGCTGACAGCTCCCCCAGAGGGGGAGCCAAGGGGTGCGGAGGCTTTGAGGGCTGCGGAGCCAAGGGGTGCGGCGCGGGCACCGACAGAGAGGGCGGCGGAGGCTTCTTCTACATATAAAAACACTTCTTCCGCTGCGGCGGAGAGCGTTTCCCTTAAAAACCAAACCAATTCGCTTTCCCCGCGCGGGCAAAGCGGTAATACCACGGTATTACCCTTTGGAAATGGAAATGGACGAGGAAATGAAAGTGAAATTGGTTTTGAAGAATTTTGGAAGGAGTATCCGAAAAAAGTGGCCAGGCAGGAGGCCGAAAAATGCTGGCGCAAGCTGCGTCCGGATGCGGCACTTCGCGAGAAGATTCTGCTTGCGCTGCGGGCACAAAAACAATCGCGCCAATGGACGCGCGACGGCGGCGAATTCATCCCCCATCCCGCGACATGGCTGCATCAGCGGCGCTTCGAGGACGAGATGACGAGCGCGAGCGCGGCGGAAACGCCGTCTGTCTCCGGCGACAAGTTCCGCGACGCCGGGGGCGAGGACTATGCCGCGCGCTTACAGAGAATGATCGACAAATACAAGGAGGATTCACAGGATTGAACAGGACGGAATTTATCTGCCCCTACTACATGAAAAGCGGCCAGCTTTCGCTGCGCTGCGAGGCGGGGCGCATCCTCTTTCCCGATGCGCAGTCCGCGCGGGAGTTTTACGAGGATCGCTGCATGAGCTGGGGCTATCAGCGCTGCTGTCTGGCAAGGATGCTCACGCAATATTATGAGGATCAGGAGGACTGACGAGGGGCATCCCAGCCTCGCAGAGTTCGCGTCCGCAGACGCGAAAAAAGTCGGAGTGTTTTCTCCGGCGGCGTGTACGTCGGAGAAAACTCCGCTCGCCACGCAAACGTGCGAGTTGCCAAAGGCAACGAGTGCGCTGCAGCGGGGCGCAAATCCTCCTTGGGAATGAAAGGCTCTGCCTTTCATCCCAGCCGAAGCGAAAGGAGAATCGGTATGGATGAGAACATGAATTTTGTGCGGCGGGACAGGCTCGGGCGCTTTGTGAAGGGCTGCTCCGGCAACCCCGGCGGCAAGACCGCCATGCCGCCCGAACTGAAAAAAGCTTTCCGCGAGGCAACGCTCGAGGCCTGCGCCCTGCTGCGCGGCTTCCTCTGCGACGCCGAGGCCAAGCCCGAGCTGCGCATCAAGTGCGCCGAGATGGTATTCGACCGCGTTTACGGCAAGCCCGCGCAGCAAAGCCCCGCCCCGCACACGTCCGACGCGCCGCAGGTGGTGATCTATGGCAGCGTTGCGGATTGATCTCGCGGAGGCCGTCGGGCGCGGCTACGGCAAATTCTGGCGCTTCGAGGGGCGCTACCGCGTTGTGAAAGGCTCGCGCGCATCCAAAAAGAGCAAGACGACCGCGCTTTGGATCATCTGCCGGATGATGGAGATGCCCTTAGCGAACACCCTCGTCGTGCGGCGCACGGGAAACACGCTGCGCGACAGCTGCTTTGCCGATCTGCGCTGGGCGGCCAGCCGTCTTGGGGTCAGCGCGCTTTGGAACTTCACGACCTCTCCCCTGTGCGCGACCTACATCCCCACCGGGCAGCAGATTTTCTTCCGCGGGCTGGACGACGCGCAAAAGCTCGCCTCCATCGCCTGCGCGGTGGGCGTTCTGTGCTGGTGCTGGGTGGAGGAAGCCTTCGAGATCGAGCGCGAGGCGGACTTCGACATGGTGGACGACACGATCCGCGGCGAGATGCCCGAGGGCTATTTTAAGCAGATCACGCTGACCTTTAACCCCTGGAGCCCGAGCTCCTGGCTGAAAGCGCGGTTTTTCGACGTGCCGGACAGCCCGGACAAGCTATCCATGACGACCACTTTCCGCTGCAACGAATGGCTCGACGAGCACGACAGGCGCCGCTTTGCCGAGATGGAAAAGCGAAACCCCACGCGCTTTCGCGTTGCGGGCGACGGCGACTGGGGCATCGACGGCGGCGCGGTATTCGAGGAATGGAGCGACCGCCCCGAGCACTACGCCGACCGGCTTTGGACGCACGTGATTGAGCCGTTTGAGATCCCGCCCGACTGGCGCATCTATCGCGGCTTCGACTTCGGCTACGCCAGACCCTTTTCCGTGGGCTGGTTCGCCGTCGATCACGACGGGCGGCTGTATCACATCTTAGAGCTTTACGGCTGCACGGAAAGGCCGAACACGGGGCTTCGCTGGACGCCGGAGCAGATCTTCCGCGAGGTGGCGCGCATCGAGCGCGAGCACCGCTGGCTGCGCGGCAAGCAGATTCTCGGCATTGCCGACCCGTCCATTTGGGACGCGAGCCGCGGCGAGAGCGTGTATGAAACGGCCTGCCGCTGCGGCGTCTACTTCTCGCCCGGCGACAACAAGCGCATCCCCGGCTGGATGCAGCTGCATCACCGGCTGCAATTCGACGAAAGGGGCGTGCCGATGCTGTACGTCTTTCGCTCCTGCCGCGCGTTTCTGCGCACGATGCCGCTGCTGCGGCACGACAGTCTGCGCCCCGAGGACGTGGACACGGACGGCGAGGATCACATCGCGGACATGACGCGCTATGTGTGCATGGCGCGGCCGGTGTGTCCGCCGCCCGAGGTCGAGGAGGACGACGAGCCCGCGCGGGGGATGGCGTATGAGAGGTTCATGCTCGGTTACTGAGGGCGCCCACTTGGCTCCCCCTCTGGGGGAGCTGGCGCCGTCAGGCGACTGAGAGGGCAACTCCGCAGTCGGATTCCCATCCGGCGAGTGGAGGCACCCGGCCTCCGGCGGCCCCATTTCTCTTTTTGAAAAAGAGAAACAGGGGAAAGAGAAAACGCGCCTGCGGGCGCGGGGTTAAAAAAGCGCGCTTCGCGCTGTATGTAGGGTGCGCGCGCTGACGCGCGAAAGGTTCGCGGCGGACTTCGTGGCCGCCGCTGGTGCGGAAGGACGGGCAACAGGTTTTTGCCGCAGTCTTAAAGCCTCCCCTGTGTAAGGGGAGGTGGATTCGCCGACAGGCGAAGACGGAGGGGTTGACGGTGAAGTCTCATGGCGTGGCAGCGACGGGCGAGAAGCACAATCCCTCAGTCAGCTTCGCTGACAGCTCCCTTTACACAAGGGAGCCTCTCGCTTCATACCGACTGCGGCGTTGCCCTCTCAGTCAGCTTCGCTGACAGCTCTCCCATAGGGAGAGCCAAGTTGCGCATCGCCGGAAGCGCGGTGGGACGGGCGGAACGCGTCATCCGACTTCCCTCCTCGCGGCATAGCCGCTGCGGTCGGCTGCTAAAAACATGCCACCGGCATGTTTTCTTAACGCACCGACACAGGGGAGGCTTGGGAATCACAAAACATCAAAAACAATGGAGGTAAAACAAACATGCTTACTGCAATTTTCATTCTGCTATGCCTGCTGGCGGCGGGGAACGCGGCTGTGCTGATGCTGCTCATGCGCGGCAGGTCTGACGCACAGGGCGGCGTCCGTGCGGCGGGGGCTGCAAACGCCGGGGCTGCGGGCGGACACGCCGAGGCCGTGCCGGCAGAAACCGACGCCGACGAAGACCGCGCGGAAAAGGCCTTTCTTGAAAGTCTGAGCAGTCTGCTCGGCTACAACATCGACACGGCCAGAGAGGCGGTGCGCAGATGAAGCTTTGGACTCGCGGCACACCCGACGTCAAACGCGCATGGGCGCTCTACACCCGCGCGCGGGAATTCAAAGAGGCCATCGACCTCTACGACACCGTGGAGAGCAACGAAAACTTCTTCATCGGCAAGCAATGGGAGGGCGTGAACGCCGCCGGGCTGCCGACCCCCGTTTTCAACATCCTAAAGCGCGACGTTCTGCACGTCGTGGCCAGCATCACCACCGACAATCTCTCCGTCAAGGCGACGCCCCTGGAGAACACGCCCGACACGAAGCGGCTGGGCGACGTATCGCGCATTCTCTCCGAGGAATTTGCCGCCCTGATGGAGCAAAATCACCTCGTCGAGACCATCCGGGAGTTCGCGCGCGACGCCGCCGTGCGCGGTGACGGCTGCCTTTACAGCTACTGGGACGCCGAGCTTGGCAGCGTGCGCACCGAGACACTGCCGAACACGCAGGTGCACTTCGGCAACCCGAACGACCGCCGCGTGCAGACGCAGCCCTATCTCATCATCGAGCGGCGCGACATCGCCGAGGATGTGCGCGAAGAGGCGCGAAGAAACGGCTGCGCGGACTTCGAGCGCATCGTCTCCGACGAGGAGGACAGCCATCTCCGCGCGGAAAAGCGCACCGGCGACAAGGTGACGCGCCTGCTCTTCCTTTGGAAAGAAAACGGCAGCGTTTGGGCCTATGAATGCACGAAAAACTGCGAGGTGCGCGCGAAATGGGATTTGGGGCTGCGCCGCTATCCCATCGTGTGGCTCAACTGGGACTACGTTTCCGACTGCTGCCACGGGCAGAGTATGCTCACGGGGCTGATTCCCAATCAGATTTTCATCAACCGCATGTGGGCGCTTTCCATGCTCTCGATGATGACGACGGCCTATCCGAAGGTCATCTATGACCGCAGCAAGATCAGCAAATGGTCCAACCGCGTGGGTGAGGCCATCGGCGTCACGGGCGGCGATCTGCAAAACGTCGCGCGCATTCTCGACCCCGCGGCGATCAGCCCGCAGGTGGGCGGCTTCATCGAGATGGCCGTGGAGCAGACGAACCGCACCCTCGGCGCCAACGCCGCCGCGCTCGGCGACGTGCGACCCGACAACACCAGCGCCATCGTTGCGCTGCAGCGCGCCGCCGCCACGCCCAGCGAGATCACCAAGCAGAATCTGCGCCGCTGCGTGGAGGAGCTGGCGTGGATTTGGCTGGAGTTCATTGCGGAATACTACGGCGTGCGCGATGTCGACCTGCCCGCGACGGAGGAAATTCTGCGCGCGGCCGAGTTTGCAAAGCTGCCCGCGCCGGAGACCGTGCGCGCGCCCTTTGACTTCGGCGTTTTCAAGGCGCTGCCGCTCTCGCTGAAAATCGAGGCGGGCGCGAGCGCTTACTATTCCGAGATCGCCGCCATTCAGACGCTGGACAACCTCCTGCGCAGCGGCGCGATCAGCGTCACGCAGTATCTCGCGCGGCTGCCGGACGGCTATGTGCCCGACCGGCAGGGGCTGATCGAGGAGATTGCTGGCCAAAAGACTGCGTCTTTTGTGTCGGTGCGTTAAGAAAACATGCCGGTGGCATGTTTTTAGCATCCGACCGCAGCGGCTATGCCGCGAGGAGGGAAGTCGGTAAGCGCGTCCCACCGCACCAGCGGCAGAGAGAGGCACCGTGCCTCCGGCGGCCACATTTCTCTTTTTGAAAAAGAGAAATATGGAAAAGAGAAAACGCGCCTGCGGGCGCGGGGTTAAAAAGCGCGCTTCGCGCTGTTATATGGCGGGCGCGCTGACGCGCGAAAGTGCCGCGGCGGACTTCGTGGCCGCCGCTGGTGCGACAGAGTGGGCGAGATGAGCCGCATCGCCGCTGGTGCGGAAGGACGGGCGAGAAGTTTTTTGCCGCACCAGAGGCTCCCTTGTGTAAAGGGAGCTGGCAGCCGTAAGGCTGACTGAGGGATTGTGCTTCTCGCCCGTCGCAGCCACGCCATAAGACTGAACCGTCAACCCCTCCGCCCAGTGTGCGCACTGGGCACCTCCCCTTACACAGGGGAGGCTTTAGAGGTACATCCCAACCATTTTGAAAGGAGTTCTTACCATGAACGAATACAAATCCGAAAGCATGCACTCTGCATGGGAGGACATGGATTTTTCCGACCTCCCGGCAGAGGACGCCGCGCTCCCCGACGAGGGCGAAGCGCTTTACGAGGGCGAAGCCCTTTACGGGGACACATCTGCGCCGGAGGAAGCTGCAAACCGGCAGCCGACGCCGGACGAATCCGACGAGGACGAGGGCGAAGTCACCGCCGAGCCGTCATCCGAAGCGGAGGAGCTCTTTGAGCTCAAGCATCTCAAGGAAATCAAGCGCGTGACGCGCAGCGAGGTGATCGCGCTGGCGCAAAAGGGGCTCGATTACGACCGAATCCGCCTCGGCTACGACAGCCTGCGCGAGAAGCTCTCGCCCTCCGCCGACGCGCGGCAGGCCGACATCCGCGATTTCCTCCACGCACATCCCGAGGTCGATCCCGGCGAGATCCCGCAGAGCGTATGGCTGGATGTTTCCATGGGCGCAAGCCTTACGCAGGCTTACGACAAATGGTTCGCTTTCGGCATCGCCGAGGAAAACACGCAGCTCAAAGCCCGGATTGCAGAGCTTGAGCTGCGCGAAAAGAACGCCTGGCGCGCCGTTGGCTCTCAGGCCGACGCGGGCGGCAAAAAACGCGATCCCCTTGAGGAGATCTGGAATTCCACCGACTACTAAAGAAAAAAGGAGCATGATTTTATGTCCATCAACCTGACCACCAAGTTTTCCGACAAGATTGACGAGCGCTTTTCCATCCGCTCGCTGACCGACGCCTACGCCGGTCACAACTACGACTTCGACGGGGCAAAGACCGTCAAGATCTACAGCGTGGACAGCGTGCCCACGCGCGTTTACACCCGCAGCGGCATGAATCGCTACGGCAACCCCGTTGAGCTGGGCGACACCGTGCAGGAGCTGCAGCTGACGCAGGACCGCGCCTTCACCTTCACCGTCGACCGCGGCAACGCCTCCGATCAGATGAATCTCAAGCACGCGGCGCAGCGTCTGCGCGTGAACTGGGATGAGGTCGTCACCCCCGAGATCGACAAATACCGCCTCAAGGCCTGGGCCGACCGCTGCGGTCTCGGCACCGTGCGCGCCACGGCGCTGGACAAGACCAGCGTTCTGGAGGCCATCGTCGCCGCCGGCAGCGAGATGAGCAACGCCCTTGTGCCGCTGGACAACCGCGTGCTGTTCATCCGCCAGAGCGTTTACACCATCTGCAAGCTCGCAGACGAGATCATGGCCATCGAATCCCTCGGCGAAAAGAGCATCGCGCGCGGCATCGTCGGCATGATCGACGGCACGCACGTTGTGCCCGTTCCGGATAGCTGGATGCCCGAGGGCGTGAACTTCATCATCAAGTACCGCGGCGCGAGCGTCGACCCCATGAAGCTCAAGAGCCTGCGCGTGCACAGCTGCCCGCCCGGCATTGACGGCGACCTCGCCGAGTGCCGCTACTACTACGACGCTTTCGTGCTGGATAAGAAGGTGTGCGGCGTTTACGTCCACGCGAAGTCCGGCATGGCGGACATGCCCGCGCTGACCTACGACGCCGCCACGCACAAGGTGACGGTTACTTCTCAGAACAATGTCACCTTCTACTACACCAAGGACGGCAGCGACCCCAAGACCAACCCCGCCAAGACCGCCTATTCCGGCGCTGTCACCCTCGCCGAGGGCGAAGTGTTCCGCGTCTACGGCGAGCTCTCCGGCGGCACGCTCAAGGGCCCCATCGCCGAGATGAAGTATTAAAAGAGCTGGGATGAAAGCCAAAGGGAGAGGCAAAAACCTCTCCCCCGTCTTGACGCGCCCACGGCGAAGCGCTAAGGCTCCCCTGTGTAAGGGGAGCTGGCAGCCGTAAGGCTGACTGAGGGGTTGTGCTTCTCGCCCGTCGCAGCCACGCCATAAGACCGAACCGTCAACCCCTCCGCCCCTGCGGGGCACCTCCCCTTACACAGGGGAGGCTTAAGGGGTGCGCTGCGCAGTCGGTCTGCGGCAAAAACCTCTCCCCCGTCCTTCCGCACCAGCGGCGGCCACGAAGTCCGCCGCGGCACTTTCGCGCGTCAGCGCGCCCGCCAAATAACAGCGCGAAGCGCGCTTTTTAATCCTGCGCCCGCAGGCGCGTTTTCTCTTTCCCATATTTCTCTTTTTGAAAAAGAGAAATATGGCCGCCGGAGGCATGGAATGCCTTTCGTCCGGCACAAAAAGTCAAAGGCTTTCATGCCAGCAAAAATAAAGGAGTGATAAATTTTGGATGTTCTGGATGTTTTCAATCAGGCGATGGCCATCATGGACGAGCTGTCCCCGACGGGCGAGGCGCGCACGGCGGACACCGCCGAATACGAAAAGCGCACCCCCGCGATCGTGAGTGCGATGGTCGCGGAGCTGAAGGTGCTGCTGGGCGACGAGAGGCCCTGGCTGCCCGTGGAGCGTATGGACGACCCCATCCCCCTCGCGGACACGACTTACGCCCTCGGCGCGATGGGCTACGGGCTGGCGGCCAAGCTGCTCGTGGACGAAAACCCCGCCGCGGCCAGCTTCTTCCATCAGAAATACGAGGAGTTTCGCATCCTCTACCTGCGCAGCCGCCCCGCCGAGGTGGGCAGCATCACGGACGTTTACGGCATGCGAAACGAACACGGGAAATTTTCCCGCTGGAACTAAAGGAGCTGCAAGATGGCCAGAATCGCAACCCAGACAAATGAACAGGTTTTCAGCGTGACCGGCTGGCTCGGCGTGAACGAAGCGCAGGAGGGGCAGGCGCGGCTGCGCGTCGGCGAGGCCGCCGTGATGCGAAACTTCCGCATCACCTCCGGCGGCGCGCTGAAAAAGCGCGGCGGCAGCGAAAAGGTCGCGGGTCTGACGCAGAGCTATGTGCCCGTGACGGACACCGAAGCCGAAGCGCTCACGCGAACGGACATCGGCCTGCCCGAACATTGGCCCGAAATGTACCGCAGCGTCACGACCGACAGCGTCGGCAACATCGTGCCGGAGGGCGAGGCCGCCCTCGTCACGCCGGACAACTACGAAAGCTATATGCGAAACGACGAGCTCTCCCAGGGCGGCTATTTCGCCTTTTTGGATGGCGCGGCGGGGGAATTTTGCGGCTTTTCGCGCACCCCCGGCGCTGGTGACACGCGCATCCCCGGCGGCGCTTACGCCAAGGGCAAGCTCGTGCGCTTTGCGCAGGGGCAGGAATCAGACCTCTCGGGCGCAAATATCGCAAACGGCACGCAGCGCGTGGAGGTTTTCCCCGCGCTCAGTCTGCCGAAGGGCGAAGTCACCCTCTCGGGCGAAAGTCGCCTTAGCGCAAAGCCCGAAACCGAGGCCGAGGGCTGGGTCGAGGAAAACGCCGGCGGCTTTGTGCAGCTTGCAAACGGCGCGCTCTACGCCTATTACGGCGCGAAGCTCGAAACCGACAAGCGCCTGCGCTGGTGGCTTAAATTCGCCTGCACGAAAACCGGCGAAAACAGCTACACCATCGGCACAAAAGTGCTCGCAACGCCGCTTGTGCGCGTGGGCGAGCGTCCGCAGGCGGAGCTCGGCCTCATCTTTGAAGCCGAATACGGCGGCTACACCGTCATGCGCGACGGCACGGCCTATTACGCCTTCTGCCCCGACCCCGACAGGCCGCAGGAATACCGCGTGCGCAATTATTCCTGGTGGGGCTATCCGCTCACCGTCTCCGCGGACGTGACCGAGTGGCGCTTCCACCCCGTCACCGCCCGCGCGACGGACGCGCAGGACACCGAGGTGCGCGCGCTCTGGAGCGGCTACGTCGGGGAAAGCGAGGTGCTCTGCGCGGCCTGCAACGGCTATCTCTGCCAGATGCAGCGCTCGGACGAGGGGCATTGGAGCAAAACGAACATCGGCGCGATTGACACGAGCGGAAATGTGACGATGTTCGGCTTTGACAAGAAGCTCTATGTGCTCGACGGGACGGACTACAAGGTGTGGGACGGCGCGGGCTTTGCCTCCGTCGGCGGCTATCGGCCGCTGGTGCTCGTGTCGGTGAGCGCCGACGGCGCGGGGCAGACGCTTGAGCAGGTAAATAAACTCAGCGGCGCGCGGAGATGCCACTACTCCCCCGACGGCAGCGCAAAGGACTTTCATCTGCCGGAGGGGAACGTTTCTTCGCTCGACTTCGTGCGTGACCTGTCCACGGGCACGGACTACATGCTCGGCACGGATTACAGCTACGATGGCGGCGTCATCCGCTTCACCCAAGCCCCGCCGGAGGGCGTGAACACCCTCGACGTCGGCTACACGGTTTCCGAAAACGACGCTTCTTCCGTGCGCAAAATGCGCTTTGCCGAGCTTTATAACGGCGCGCAGGACACGCGCGTGTTCCTCTATGGCGACGGCAGCGCGAATGCGCTCTATTCGGGCATCGACCAAAATGGCCGCGCCCGCGCGGACTACTTCCCCGATCTGAACGTCTGCTGTGTCGGCGACGGCAACACGCCCATCACTGCCATGATCCGGCACTATAACAAGCTCCTTGCTTTTAAGGAGGACAGCGCCTGGAGCATCCGCTACGACACGCTCACCCTCGCGGACGGCAGCGTCACCGCGGGCTTTTACATCACGCCGGTGCACCGCTCCATCGGCAACTGCGCGCCCGGGCAGGCGCTGCTCGTGGAGAACGCCCCGCGCACGCTCGACGCGCGCAGCGTCATCTCCTGGCAGGCGGGCACAGCAAGCCTCACCGGTGACGAGCGCAGCGCGCAGCGCATCTCCCAGCGCGTGGACAGAACCATCCGGGGCTTTGATCTGCGAAAGGCGCGCACATTTTACGACAAGCACAGCCATGAGTATTACGTCATCGGCGACACGGGGCTTACGCTCGTGCACGGCGTGGACTGCGACGCATGGTATGTCTACACGGATTTTGACGCGCGCTGCCTCATCCGCTATAAGGACGAGCTGTATTTCGGCACCTCCACCGGCTGGCTGATGCACATGAGTGAGGACTGCTATTCCGACGACGGCAGAGCCATCGACTGCTATTGGGAGAGCGGCGCGATGCCCTTCGCGCGCGACTTCATGCGCAAGTATTCCGCGATGCTCTGGGTGGGCATCAAGCCGGAGGCAAAGGGCTATCTGGAGGTCAGCGCCGAGACCGACCGCAAGCGCGATTTCACCGTGTATTCCTTCCGCACGGACGACGCGCACGCCGTGCCGACGATGCACCGCATCCGTCTCAAGGCGAAGAAGTTTACGCACTATAAGCTGATCCTCTCGAGCAACACATCCGACAGCACCGCCACGGTGGTGTCCGCGGATCTGCGCGTAAGGCAGACGGGCTACGGGAAATAGAACCGGCGCCCCCTCTCTTGCCTCCCCTGTGTAAGGGGAGGTGCCCCGCAGGGGCGGAGGGGTTGTGCCTGTTGCCCGTCGCAGCGCAGTCGGACTTCGCACGCCAATGCCTTGGCTCCCCCTTTGGGGGAGCTGTCAGCGAAGCTGACTGAGAGGGCTTTCCCATTCACCGCAACCGCGGCAGAGAGGCACCCTGCCTCCGGCGGCCCTATTTCTCTTTTTAGAAAAGATAAATAGGGGAAAGAGAAAACGCGCCTGCGGGCGCAGGATTAAAAGCGCACTTCGCGCTGTATGTAGGGTGCGCGCGCTGACGCGCGAAAGTACCGCGGCGGACTTCGTGGCCGCCGCTGGTGCGCTGCGACGGGCAAGAGGATTTTTTGCCGCTCCGCCTCGCAGAGTTCGCGCCCGCAGGCGCGAAAAAGATTTAAGCGTTTTCTCCGGCAGCATGTATGTCGGAGAAAACTCCGCTCGCCGCGCAAACGTGCGAGCTTTAGCGAGTGCGCTGCCGCGCGGCGCTTACCCCTTTGGCAGCGAAAGGCTTTGCCTTTCGCGCCAGTACCATGAAAGGAGTTTTTATGGCTATCAAAATCAAGCAGGGCGACCGCTACAATCTGCCGGTCGCCATCGAAATGGGCGGCGTTGTCCTCACGCCGGACATCGTCGAAACCGTGGAATTCATGCTCGGCGGCCACCGCAAGCTCTTCCCCGGCGAGGTGCAATACAGCCCCGAGGACGAGAGCTTTCACGTGCCGGTCACGCAGGAGGAATCCTTCGCATGGCCCGCCGGCGAGACGGTCTGGCTGGATTTCCGCGTCAAATTCCCCGGCGGAGACGTCATCGGCGTGGAGAAAAAGCTCGGCATCGCCGTCGTCGACGCGGAGAGCACGGAGGTAATCTGATATGGACAGCATCCGCATGCGCATCCGCGCTGCCGACACGCTGCGCGCCGCGCTCGGCGGCACAAAGCTGATTGAAAAAGAGGCAGCGCTGCAGGACATCGAGGTCTCCGCAAACGGCGTCTACGAAGCCGAAGCCGGCTACGACGGCCTTGGGCGCGTCACGGTCAGCGTGCCGGAAACAATCCCCGCGCTGCAGGACATTGAGGTCACCGCCAACGGCGTCTATGAAGCCGACGATGCCTACGACGGCCTTGGGCGCGTCACGGTCAGTGTGCCGGAAACAATCCCCGCGCTGCAGGACATTGAGGTTTCCGCCA